ATCTCTCCATACATCCTTAAGCAACTGCAGAAGGGTAAGATCAATCACATTGTGGCATGGAGGTTCCTTGAAAAGGATTGGGGCAAATCCTTACAAGAAGGTGACGAAGTCAAGTATTCAATCCTAGAATATATTCCTACCTCTGAAATACTTACTGCTATTCAGGAAAAAAGTGAAGCTAGGGGGTTTACAATTAAGACGTAAAGTCTTATATTAGTAAGGTAACAGAGGAGATACATCATGAACGGCTTCGATATCCAATCCGCTTCTGAAGTTGCTAACAAGTTTCGTGGTATCGCGCGTCGCGCGGATACGTTCGGGCACAACCGGGAACGGATCTTGGAAGAGATTATCTTTATGGCAGAAAACTTTGAACTCCTTGCCCTTCGCATCGGTGACGAGATGGAAAGGGAAATGGCATGATTGGAAAGTTTATAGATGGGTTTATCGAGGGGTTGATTAAGTCCCTTCCTTATTCCCTTGCATTTTGGTGTGGATTTTATTTAGGTATTTTGTATATGTTGTGAAATAGGGGGTTTACATTCCTATCACAAGGCCTTATATAAAGAACGTAACCAAGGAGAATCCCATGACGATCGCAGTCACCTACGAAGAACGTATCGCTCTTATCAAGCGCATTGCTGAACGCAAAAAGACTTTGACTAAGGTCAAGACTAAGTCGCAGTCTGTCTTTGATATCATGGACAAGTACGAAGATACGGAAAAGCGTAACGCTAAGTTCGTAGAAGAAGATAAATCCAAGAATGATAACCACTGGACTGACGCTCCTAAGTACGCAAAGGAGCACTACGGTGAAGTCTATCACGCAACTACGAGGTACGACAATGACTGGGAATGATAGAACGCACATTATCCTTTTCGAACTAAAGGATGAAATCCAAGAACTACAATGGAACATTAAAGAGCTTAGTGGCGTTGTCGCTGAGCTCTCTCGTGATGTGAAGGTCCTTAAACATAGGGTCGATGAGATTAATATGCATACCGAAGGAGATGGTAAATGACTCGTGAAGAGATGATGGAACAATTAGTCAAGCGTGAATGTCGAGTGATCTTCCGCAAGGCAAACGGTGAAGAGCGTGATATGATCTGCACTCTTCAAGAGTCCGTGGTTCCTGCTGCAACCAAGGCAGATCCGCTTTCCCAAACGAAGGTGCGGTCAATCAATGAAGAAGTTATTCCTGTCTGGGATGTGAAAGCACAAGGTTGGCGGTCGTTCCGTGTTGATAGTGTAATCTCTTTCTCGTGATTGTAATCTGTATAAATAGTCTGAACTACATTGGAGTACAAAATGTGGATTGACCCCATCACTTTAAACTGGATCATCATTGGTGTCGCATCCTTTGTGGCTATGATGATCGGTTACTCCGTTGGACGTAAAGGCAATGAGTCTATTATCGCAGGTACAATTTCATATCTTTCCGATGAAGGGTTTGTCAAGTCTTATACAGACGAAGAAGGCGAACTCCACCTAGTTAAACTGAATGAGGATATGCCCAATGGCCGCCGTCGTAAGAAGAACGCAACCAAAGCGTAAGAAAGCTACCCCACTTCCTCGCAAACCCAGAACTGGTATCTTAGCAGCACCCACTGAGTCATATCAGTGGTTTGCTGAATACCTTCGTACGGATGTCGAGAAGAAAGAGATTGCTGGGGTAATCCGTAACTACATCAAAGAGAATTATAAAGGGGAAGAACGTACTCTTCTCCTGAATGCTCCTGACTATTACTATACGAGCGAGTATGGTGTAGCTGCTACTATCCAGTGGAAGAGCCTAGGATACCCATGGCCCGACCGGTGGGATGGTAATAAGAAGATCCAGTCTTACATCGACCGTACTCGTGCTGCTGCTCTGAAGAAGCTGCTGGACAAGCAAGAGGATAGTGATACACCCAAGATCACTCAACGTTCTCCAATGGAAGTGGTGAAGGAAAGAACTACTGACTTCATTGCAAACATCGAAGAGGTGTTGGACCTTTTCTATAAAGGTGTACATGTTGACATCGAGAACTATTCTGTCTATAATGAGATGATCAAGGCAGATCTGAATTCGTTCTCTGCCAAGCACGTTCTGGATTATTATATCCCTCTACAAAAAGAGGTAGAGGAACTGGTGAATGAAAAGACCGGCGATTTAGTTGAAGGTTATCGTCATATGCCAGTTGCTGAACGTCGTAGATATCTTACTCTGGTACAGAAGATTGTCGATGATACGAAGCGCTATCTGCTTTCTAAGAAGGCAAAGCGCGCTCCAGCAAAGCCGAAGGTAAAGACTGCTGATAAGCAGATTACCAAGATCGTCTATGCGAAGGATTCTGCTGAGTTTAAACTTACATCGATTAACCCCATGCAGATCATCGGTGCTAAGAGGTTGTTTACTTTCAACGTAAAAGAACGTATAATTACAGAGTACGTTACACGATCCTCAAAAGGATTCGAGATGAAGGGAACTACACTCCAGCTTTTCGATGAGGAGCAATCCCGATCCATTCGTCTACGTAAGCCAGATGAGTCTCTGACGATCTTCCTTACGAAACCGAAGACATATATCCATAAGCATTGGGATACGCTTACTACGAAGGCAACTAAACCAACCGGACGTATCAACAAGGATACAATCATTTTAAGAGTAATGGATGCATGAATAACTTTTTAACTAAATCGGAATTTTCTAGGATCGTAGAGAAGCATGTGCTTGATCGAAAGATGAGCTATATGGAAGCAGCACTATGTGCTTGTGAAGATCATGGCATTGATCCAGAAGACATAAAGAAATTTGTATCTACTCCTATCCGTGACAAGATCGAAGGTGAAGCTATGAAGCTGAATTTGATCCCTAGAAGTAATGAGCTTTTCTTTTGATGAAAAAGTTCGTAGTCACAGGAACCCCTAGAAGTGGTACTACCTTTCTATGTGATTGTATAGCTAAACTTGATAATGTTTATATGAATGAGTCTAATCACTATGAGCCATTCATATATGGTAGCAACATCTTGGATGAAGCTAAATATCTCTACAATCTAGAAAAAAACTATCCGAACAAGATCGTGGGATTTAAAGCATTCCTTGGGGATTCTTTTTTCTTGCAAGATCATATGAAATCCTACGATCCTATTGTTATTATAAGACGGGATGTGAGTAAGGTTTTTCTGAGTCAATTGATCTTAGGGAAAAAGGGAGCTGATAAAAATTTCAGTAGTAAAAATAGAAAAGGTATTGAATCCGTAGAATTCAATCGCAGATCACTTCAGTTCAATGCTAAAACTCTTTTGAAATGGTACTACTATGGGGAATTGATTCCTGCAAAGGTTAAACTTTATTTCGAAGATATCTTAGAGGGAAAGACCTATCCGGAGCTTGATCAATATTTCGGCAATAAAATTGATTTGAATACGAATTACCAAGATGAAGACCTTAGTGTCTATCACTCTGACTATGCCCCACTAATTAAATTCCTGAGAGATACTGCAATTTCTCTAGGACCGGAAAATTTTCCTGATTATGTAAGGGAAAATCTGCATATATAGTATGTACTTCGGTACACATATATGGTATAATACACTGTTCATACAACGCAATATAAGGAACATAACATGTCTTTTGCAAATCTCAAGCGCAGCCGCAACTCTATCGACAAGCTCGTTCAAGCAGCTCAGTCCGCAGGCGGTGGCGAAAAATCCTCCTACAAAGATGATCGTCTCTGGAAGCCAACTGTCGATAAGATGGGTAATGGCTATGCGGTCATTCGTTTCCTTCCTGCAGCTGAAGGCCAAGATCTACCTTGGACTCGTTACTGGGATCACGGCTTCAAAGGCCCAACCGGTAAGTGGTACATCGAACGTTCTCTGACGACTCTCGGTCAAGAAGATCCTGTTGGTAAGCTCAACAGCAAACTCTGGAATATGTCTGATGACGATAAGTCAGAGACTCGTAAGCAAGCACGCGATCAGAAGCGTCGACTGCACTATGTTGCTAACGTTCTGGTTGTCTCAGATCCTGCTAACCCAGACAACGAAGGTAAAGTCTTCTTGTACGAGTTTGGTAAGAAGATCTTTGATAAGGTTATGGACGCCATGCAGCCTCAGTACGCTGATGAAACTCCTATGAACCCATTCGACTTCTGGGCTGGTGCTAACTTTAAGATCAAGATCCGTAAAGTCGATGGCTGGACTAACTATGATAAGTCTGAGTTTGATTCACCTAGCGAACTCTTCGATGGCGATGAAACTAAGCTCGAAGGCATCTATAACTCCCTTCACGATCTGGGCGAATATACCGATCCGAAGAACTTTAAGAGCTACGCAGAGCTTGAGCGTAAGATGAATGAGGTGCTTGGCACTGATAAGGTTCTTACACCTACTCAAGAGGTTCAGCTTGGTAATCAATCATCTTCACGTACTATGCGTGAAGCTCCTCCACAGAACATCGAAGAGATGGTTTCCGAAGAGGATGAAGATGATAGCCAAGAGGATGTTACGAGTTACTTTGCTCGTCTCGCAAACGGTTAAGGTAGAGCCTCGATATACTGAACATCCATTGAGCTTAGGCCGTCGCCTGCACCAATTTGATTGTTCTGTACAGTAGTGCTACCAGCATTATAGGTTGATCCGAATACTACATTATTAGAGGCGGCTCCGGCCGCCTTCATATTTGCTACTTCTTCCTCGAGTTGTTTCATCTCTGATGATTTTGGTGGTGGTGTATAAGGGGTTACCCCACTCTGAAGATCCGCTCCGCTAGATGCGAATCTTCCACGACCAGCATATCCTGCAGCTCGCGCACCCGCGTAAGATTTCGTTCTAGTGATATTATCTGCTTTGAATTGATCATGTAACACAACTGCAGCTTCTTCAAGCTGCTTACCGGTCATATTGGCGACATCTTTCAGACCTAATTCATCAATAACCCAAGGTTCCAGTTGTTTTAAGTTATTATGAAGTAGTTTTATATCTTCAATCTTACTTGGGCCACCTTCACGCATCATCAAAATCATATCATTATAGGTTTTTGCTCCAAAGCCAGTACGGGTCCCGTCGGCTAAGTCAGAAGGCATTAATGCAAGTTGGGCTGCTAGAAGTGGCCCAGATCCTAATACTCTTGCTGTAGTCCCAGCTGCTCTGGCGACGCTAGCGCCTGTAGCTGTGGAAGATTTGCTAGCAATCGATGCTGTAACACGAGCTGCTTCTTCAGCCTGGCCGATTGGATCTAGTAAATTTAATCCTCTAAGACCGGTGTCTGCACCAACTCTCCCCATATCTCCTGCACTAATACCAGCAGGTTTTTTAGTTGGTATATTTTTTAGGGCATCTTCAACAGAAACAAATTTACCAGATGCATCTTTTAGTTGAGCCCCAGTCTTGTTGTTAACAACGGTGTATCCCTTAGCCTCAAGTTCTTTTAAAACATCAGCAGAGATTTCACTAATTTTTGTTTTAGGTTTCTTAACAGTAGATTCGATTGGGGCTGCTGATTTAGTTTCCGATTCATTTATAGTATAAGCAGCAACCCCTCTCATTTCAGCTAAGGCTTTAGCTTGAACTTTTTTGTCCTGTAAATTTTTAGTTGCCTTTGCTTCCATCTCTATTTTCTTAAGATCAGCTTCTCTTTGTTTAGCTTCGAATCTCTTTACTTCTGCATTTGTAGCTGCATTGGCCTTTGCTATTTTTTCTTTTTCGGCTGCTTCTGCTACACGTATTTTGTCTTGAGCCTCTTGAACCCTCCCCTGGCGGTTCATAGCTTTAGCTTCTTTTTCTGCTAATTTTTGTCTCTTATTGGCTTCAGCAGATTCTGATCTTAGTCTTTCTTCTTGTCTTTTTAGACGTTCAGCTTCTGCACGTTCCACTAATCTTTGATCTTTTGATTTTCTACGGAGTTCTTCTGCCTCTGCTCTTTGAATACCTCTTTGAGTTTTTACTCTATCATCAAATACATTTTTTAATGCTTTTGCAGATTCAGATAAACCAGTTAAAGCTACCGCCAAACCACCAGCAACCAGGCCTCTTAATGCTGCAAAAGCCGCTGCGATTAATGCAAAATCCTTTAACGAATCTAAAACATTTTTTGCTTCTTTTTTAGAAGTTTCGGCTAATCCGCCAGCTAATGTATCAGGTTTTTCCTTTGCAAACCCTTTTAAAAGTTTATTTCTTTCACGCTCGGCTTCTAGTTCATCTCCTCTACGATTTTTTATATCCTGAAGGAAGGCCTTCAGATTGTTATCAATCCTACCCAGAGATTCATTACCAGTTTTTTGACCTTCGAGAATTTTTTTATCATTCTCTTGGATCAATTCGCCGATTTCTTTTAACGTGATAGTCATTTACTTCATCTCTTTCATTCGTTGTTCTCGTTCTTTCATCTGATTAATCACAAGAGTAACATAAACTTCCCTTTCCCACGGAATCATATTGTAAAGATCATCCAGTGAATAATTATGATTTTCCATTAATTGAAAATTAGTTTCATAATGATTCAACAAAGAGTCATGGGAAAGGCCTATTCGAAAAAACTTGCTAATCCCCTAACAGTTGTTTTGTTATCATAACCGCAAGATCCGCATTTATATTTTATATCCAATTTTAGTTCTGGCATATTCAGAACAAATTTACGGAGTTTTTCAAACTGAGCAGAAGTCATTCCATTGACAAATTCTTCAATCGCTTCCTTTGACTCTTCCTTCATAACTACCCGTTCATCTTCAGCAAGAACAGCTTCAATACTGTTAATGATTATATTGTAGATTCTATCCACGTCAGTTTCACTGTTTCTTAATTCTGGGATATTCATAATATCGAAGTACGAAAGATATTTCATTTCAATTGATACTTTATTTGTCAGTTCAATTATATTACTAACTTCTTTATCGATTTCAACTTCAACATCATTTAGATTAACAGTTACTCTATTTTCGTGCTCACAGTTATCTTCAGCACATAGCAATATTAATTCTACGGTTTCCCCTACGGATTTCGATCTAATCTGTAAAAATAAATACTCAGCATCAAATGAAGTTAATTTTTTTACATCTATTTCATCTTCTAGACAAGATTTTATCAGATCCAGTGTGGCTCTTGTTATTTGATTTATATCGCCAGTCTCGGCGGCTATTAATAGTACTTTTTCTTCTTTTACTAGATAAGGCCTAAATCTTGTTTTCCTGTTCATTGAAGGTATAACCAAATCATACTTAGGGGTATCATTTAACTTAGGTAGTGCCATTTCAATCGTCCTTATAATTTAGAATATTTTATTCAAGAGTTCTTCAGCTTTGTTTTCTAAAAAGCTTTCTAGCTTATATAGCGGATTTGCAGTAGATTCCCAATTTCTGTAGGAAAGTTGTACGGTTAATTCGATTACATCATCGGTTCTAGCATTTCCTAGTTCAATCGCATTCATAGTGGTAGGAAATGCATTTTTTAATACACATTCATAAACAATCTGATTACCGCCTAAAAAGGATACGTCTAAACTCCCTTGAGCGAGATTAATCGGTCCTAGACTTGGTAGCTTCTTCGCTATAAGACTTGGTATAAAAGGTATATTAATAGGGGTTTGGTATATCGGTAGATCGAAGCCTTTGGTCAGCTGCTGGATTCTTATATCAAAGGCATAGTCCTTTAAATATCCTACTTCCAGTGAAGACTGATTAATACAAAGATTCTGCCAGCGCTCGAAGTATGTTCGAATACCATAATCGTTTAAGAGTAAGAATGTAAGTGAAACATCATCATAGGCTTGGTCATAAGCAATCTTCTGATTAATTAGACCGATCTTTTTCTCCTGAGTCATAATCTGACGGCCAGGAATATTCACTGAGCTACAAAGAAGATTCACCTCTTCAGAAGTAGCGCCAGCGATTGCAGGAAAGAATACTCTATAGACGTTCCCACGGGCGATGCCATACTTTCTCGATACTAGCGATTTCAGTTTATCGATCGAATCAGCCATTTATTTTCCTTCTAGAATCTCTATAGACCTGCGTCTTTGTAGCTTTTTGGAAATCAGCTGTTGGTAGAAATGTAGCAATTTCCCATTCTGGCGATTCAACCATCGCAAACCTTGATCTTACCTGTGAATTCAGATAATGCTTTATACAGGGTTTAAAATATTTCATCTTACCCGCTCTCTGTAGCATATTATAGGTCACGTTAAATTTCGTGGTCTCGTTATAGATCTTATTATTCGTTACATCTAAAAGAGAATCTAAGAACTTTGCTCTTAAAACTGGCGGAAGGTAGTGTAGGTTTAACCCCAGGAATCCACCTTCCGCCGGACCGATTACAATCACTAAAGGGAAAGTGTCATAATAAGGCAAAGTATCTTTATGTTTTGGATCATAATAAAACATGTACATGTTTCCTATGACTCCCCTATTCTTTAACTGAATAGGTTCTTCTTTCATTAATTGACTACGATTAATATTTTTTAACTGCGCAGATTTTAGTCTGAACCATTCGCGAGATTCGCGGGTTCGAAGGGTTAATCCCTTACGGAAAGCTTCGATTTCGAGTGTATAGAATAAATTTGACATGCTACTATTTATGTTGATTTCTTAGGCTTTTTGTAAGGCTTTAATTGTTTTGTAGATTTTGGCTTAATACCCATTTGCTCTAGTGTATCTTCTGTCCAGATTTGAAATCCCCATCCATTGTCCGCTGCAAACTTCTGTGCTGCAGCCCATTTGTTCATATTCTTTACGTAGGTCAGGCCTTCGTTAATGTACTGCTTTGTTTTTCTACCAGCAAATGTAGGCGGGGTGGTTTCTTTCTTCGGCTTAATCTCCACAAGAACTGTAGTGTTGTTCGAGAAAGTTATTTTTAGATCCATAAAATAGCGATGGTACTTCTTATCTACCTCGTAGAAATATGGTATAACAACCTCTTCACTTGACCAGCTTTTTACCTCATTACTTTCATCACACCATTTAAAGCAATACTTCTCCCAAAGCGATCTATACACCACATTGGTAAAATCGCCTTTATATTTACTTGCGTTTTTAACGCGGTATTTCCCAGAATAAGCCATAAAATTCCATATAAATAATGCTAGATTCCATTATTTATAAGGAAACCACATGAAGGGTTTTTTCACATACCCCTTAGAGAATCAAGATGATTATAAGGGGAAGATGATATTTCAAGTGGTAAATGAAGCCGCTGAAAGAAATATCCAGATTGATTATGGGGGATTTGCTGGTTCTGTCATATCAGCCGCTGCGGAAACGGTGGCTACTGTAGCTGAAGCAGGTTTAACTGCTATCGGTACAGGCATCGCACAAGCTACTGGTATTGGTTCTACACCTGGATCTTTTGCTTTTAATAGAACAGGCAATGAATATAAAGGGGCTAGTAAAGATCTTACTGCTCTTACCGATAGGAAAGTGACCCTTTATCTCCCACAAGCGATTCAGATTCAAGATGCTGCGACATATGATAACAACGTAGAGCTTGGTGCTATCGGTGGTGGCATTATGAATTCTGCTGAAAATAATAGAAATAATTTCAATATTGGTAATGCAATCTCCAGTGCAACTACGAGTATTAACAATACTATAAAAGCTCTTTCGAGAGGTGACGTAACTGCTATTTCCCAAGAACAAGCCTCTATTGCTTCTCAGATGCTTCTGAAGAATGCTGGTGCAACTGGAGCATCCGCCGGTCTTGCTCTCGGAGCTATTACCGGGGTCACAGCTAACCCGAATCTTAGAACTCTGTTTAGATCTGTTCCTATTCGTAACTTCTCTTTTACATTTACACTAATGCCATCGAGTCAAAGAGAAGCCGAACAGATTAGATCAATCGTTCAGTTCTTCAGAGAAGAGTTATACCCAGAAGCATTATCTGTTGGCGGGATCGATTATGGATATAAATTCCCGAATCGAATGCTGATAAAAATGATCTATAAAGATAGGGAAATACCAGGTATTAAATTCTTACCTGTGTATCTTCAAAACTTTAATGCTGTCTATAACCCAAATGGTATGGGAATGCACAGAGACGGTAATTGGTCGGAAGTACAGATTACAATGACATTCACCGAGACTAAGCCACTTGCAAAACAAGATATCGAAAGAGGCTACTAATGTCTAAATTCTTCAATAATTTTCCACTACTCGCCTATAATTTTGGTGATGAAAATAAGCCTTCTATTTTCCAAAACATCTCTGCCTATATCTCAATCATAGATGAGATAAAAGACGAAGTCTCTGCTTATAATACGATTTTCATTGATGACGATGAAAGACCAGATACACTATCATATAAGTTATACAACGATGAAAGCTATTACTGGACTTTCTTCTACTTGAATGAGGATATCCGTGAAAGCGGCTGGCCGATGAATGAATTAGAGATTTACGATAAAGCAAAATTATATTATCCAAACTACACAGTTACCACAGGAGCACCAATATATGATATCTTTTTAGAAGGTGATACCGTTCTTGGTTTATCCTCTGGTACAACCGGCGTGGTGGTAAAAAGATATCTGGATCTAGGGCAAATTGTTATTGCAAAAGATACTACTACTAGAGAATTCAGACAGACTGAATTGATTCGTGCAAATAATAATATCGCAGACCAGGTTGCTTTAACTAGCTCTGTGGTGCAATATAATTCGGTACATCACTATGAAAACTCCTCGAAGATCTGGGTGGACATCGATCCATTTAGTCCTAGTCTTTCGGGTCTTACCCCTATAACCTACCTCGATCGAATCCTTGCTAAGAATACCGAGTTAAGAGAAATAAAAGTCTTTACAACAGAAACAGTTACTCAGATCCAATCTGAGTTTAATAAGCTTCTTCTGAGAGGAACCTAATGGTTAAGCCATATCAGTCTTCTACCGATTATATCATAAAGTCCGTGGAGATAACAGGGGACAATGGCGTAGTAATTAATTGTGCCAACCTTATCGCACAGTTAGAGATTTTTGAAAATCTAGACAGACCATTCCTCACTGGCAAGATGATGATGCGGGATGATATAAATTTCTTCGATGGGATTTACTTCAATGGAACCGAAAGATGCAAGATTCTTTTAGAGCAACCCATATCAAATGGGATTTCAGTTGAGTTAAATTTTATTCTTCGTAAGGTAGATGCTGTAAGAAAAACGAACGATCAAACAGAA